ATTTCTATCTAATTGGTCAACAAAAGCGTCAACTTGATAGTCTGTTGGATTAGTTAAACCTTCTCCATCAGTCATATTGTTGATACCATTTTGCCATCTTTCAAAAGCGTTTCTTAGTCTAAATGAAGTATCATTTAAAATAGTAACAGTCCAGTCAGCAAAAGTTCTTTCACCAGCAAGTTTAATTTGTCTGCCTCTAAATGGGACAGTAACCTCACCGATTACCATTTGCGGTAACTGAGTACCTTGACACAAAAACGCCATGTCTTCTATTTCGCCACCAACTTGAGCATAACCAGGAAAAGGTAAAGTTACCTTAAACTGATTGGCACGAGCACCACCGCCGACAAGTTTAGCTTTGAAATCTGATATATTTGCCATCTTTTTTCTCCTCTAAATTATCCAGCGACTTCTTCAAATGCAACACCTGTTCGTGTAGCAACGAATTTAAGTGTAATGAAATTAATTGAACGAGCAGGTTTCACAAAGATTTCTGCTACAAATTCATTTCTATCAATAACACTACCTGGGTTATTTGTATCATCACATACTACTAAAAAGTCTGTGATACCTCTACGACCTTGCACATCTCTTAGGAAAGGTTCTATAATATTTCTAAAGTTTGCTCTTGTAAATTCATCATTAAACTCAAAGAGTTGGAATTTAGCAGCTGTAGAAATTGCTTTCTCTAATGTAATGAAAAGTCTTCTTACATTTATTCTATCAAATGCACTTGGTGATGTAAGAGCAGTTTTATCTCCAAATAATACTGTACCTGTACCTGGTAATGTAACAACAGGGTTGATACGAGCTGGGTATAAAATATCTCTTTGTGCTTTTGTAGGATTATATGCAAGTTTAACAGCACCTCTTATGATACCACGATTAAATCCAGCAGGACTAAACCATGAATCAGCAACAGCGTCTGCTCTAGCACATAAACCAGCAATATCACCATTTAGTGGTACAAATCTATAAACATCTGAAAATCTATCATACATTTGTTTATAACCACTATCAAATACACAATAACTAGATGACCTTCTTGAATCAAAAAAGTCTTTAACATTTTTAGTTTGTGTATGAGAGTTTGAAACATTAACAACATCCGCTCTTTCTGGACTAGCAAAGACAATAGCGTCTTTTCTTTTCTCAGCAACAGTTATTAAGTTGTCAACATGAGTTCCATCTCCTGAACCTGCTATGATTAGACCGACATCTACTGTGTCTGGGTCTTCAAATCTTTCGTAAGCAGATAATTTTTGTGCATTAGTTACACTTGAACCATCTGAACCACCAGATAATGATTCTAATGTTGGTGTATCAACAGCAGTAAATGTTGTACCAGCTGCATTGTTACCCCAATTAGTACCTGATGTATTGTGGTCCATCCAGTATATGAAATTTGATTTTGTATAAATTACATCTGGATAATAGTTTGTGTCGCCTTGTGGTGTTTTAGCGTCAGCAGCTTTTGACACATTTGAAAATGTTTCAATAACATCTCCTGGTACGCCTGTAATTCCGCCATCTTCATCTACCACTACGACATGAAGTTCATCGCCAGAACCTGAACGGTCAGAAACATATGGTGAAGTTCCTGGAGCTCTATCTACTGAATCGTAATATCTCCATCTTCTTCTAACATTTGCACCATCTGTAAGTGTTGTTTCTAAACCATCACTTCCACTTTCTTTTTGAACAATTGTCAAAGTGTTTGTAGAAATGCCAGTTATTCTGTATTGTTTTCCGTCATCATAGTCATTTGTAGCAGCTGTTGTTGAAAAAGAAATGATATCGCCTACATTTAAGGCTGTACCATCAGCTACAACAACAGTTGTATCTCCAACAGATGTTGAATCATCATTAACTGTTGTAGCACCTTCTTCTTCATAAGCAGTTGCTGTTGGACAAGTTGACACTAACAAATTGTTACCCCAAGCACCAGCAGTTCTAGCTGCAAAGTTTCCAACAACACCTGAACCGTCAGCGTAGTTGTCTTGATAATGGGTAGTATTCTTAATCTGTAAACCACAACCTGTTGTAGTTGCGTTTACCAGACTAGTGGTTGTTGCTCGTACTACTCTTAAAGCATTACTATATTGTAGAAAGTTAGCAGCCGAAAAAAACGCCTCAAAGTTGTTTGAATCTGGCTCGCCAAATGTATCTACTAACTCAGCCTCACTAGATATTGCTACTATTTCTTCTAAAGGACCTTTGCGAAATTCTCCAGCAATGGCGCCAATAGATGTAGATACAGCAGGAATAATCCTAGTTAGGTCTCTTTCCTGTACGAGAACACCTGGTGATACTTGAAATGCCATAGGTTATTCTCCTCTTAATTAGCTAATTTAGTGTTCATTTTTGTATTTTTTAAATACCCCATAAACAAAGATTTTCACTACTTCTATTTATATAAACCTTATTCCTTACTCACCTTTACGGACAACAGGATTCCAGACTGTGCCGTATTCATCAGCAAAAGGCTTTTCTTCTTCTGGTAAACCATCATCTACAAAACCAAATGGTGCCATATCTTGTTCTATAAGATTTTGTTGTTCAGCATACATTTGATTTCTGATGTTTATATCTGTTAATTCTTTAAAATAATCTTGGTTTGTTGCCCACCCAAATATAATTAGACAGGACATTAAATCATCATTACATCCATCTTCTGCCATCCAAGAGTTTCCTCTCCTAGAAAATGTTGACATTTCACCTATAACATTAAAGTCATTGATAATGATTTTGTCTGATTCTATAATAGTCTTAATATTTGAACAACCTATTTTTTTAATTTGTTTAGTCATTCTAATACCTAACTGAGAACCACGACCACTAAATGTGGCACCTAAAACCTGACCAGCTCTACCTCTTTGTGTTGTCATTAATAGATTATCGTACTCTATTTCAAATTGTAAAGCGTCTGATATTTGTTGACCTATATCATTTACTTCAACTAATGTGTGTGCATGATTATAACCATTACACACTTCAGCAATTACATTAGGAAAAACAAAAGGTTTAATTTCATTATTTCTATATACAGCGACCACTTTGTAAGGCACTTCTGTTACATCAAATACAATAAATGCTGAGTAATCTTTTTCTGTGCCTCTTGCAACATCAACAGTACATACATAAACTCTATCTTTTTTAGGTTCTTCATACATTTCTAAACCACCTTTTGATTTTATAGGTGTAACATAAGGTGTTTGTTTAATTTTTGCTGGACTTATAAGAGTATCAATAGAACCTAAAAACTCACATTCAAACTCTGATTGAAATTGCTCTTGTGAGGTGTTTCGTATTGTTTCTTCTTTCCATTTTTGGTCTCTACCTGGCACTTCTGACCAATGAACTTCTATTGGTGTATAATTGTTGTTTTTATTTACAGCGTCAACCCATAACTTGTAATACATATTCATACCATGTGGTGTAGATACGATTATCATTTTTGTAGATTGACCTGATGTAATTGTAGGATATACAGAACTAAAAAATTGTTCGGCAATATTTGATGGTACAAAAGCAAACTCATCTAAGAATATAATGTTATATGAACCACCACGAATCGCACTTGATGATGTAGAGGCGGCCACAATAGTTGATTTGTTTTCTAATTCAATAGAACCTTTGTTCCAATTTATAACACCTTGTTGTAACCACTTTGGTAAATTTTCATATGCAAGTTGTAGTCTTCCTAAAATATCTCTAGCTGTAGATGATTTGTTTGCCAAAATAGCAATGTTACAATTAGGATTAAATAATGCATAATGTAAAAGATAAGATACAATTGTTGTAGATTTACCAGACTGTCTAGGTAATTTGCAAATTGTAAATCTTTCATTGTGCATGGTATCAATCATTTTTTCTTGAAAGTCATATAATTCAAAAGGCACAAGACCTTTATCTAATGATACAATTTGCACATAGTTTTTAATAAAGTATAAGGGGTCAGATTCACATTTAGTAAATTCTTTTATTTGTTCCTTAGTAAATTCAACAGGAACATTTATCTTTTTTAAATTAGGATTTCCTAAGTAAGCGTCAGACATATATGCCCTCTATGTGTGTATATCCAAGTTTAATAGCTGTAGTTACTCTTTGACTACCTTTAATTACTTTTAATAACCCCTGTTTGTAAGGTTTGCCTAATGCACCTATTTTGCCTTCGTTTGTGCATTTGTGAACTTCTATGGGATTTATCATTTCAGCGCCATTAAGTATATCTTCTAAAACAAATCCGTGTTTTGTTATAGATAAATCACTTATCTGAAATATCTCTGTGTTCAGATTCGTTGATAACTTTGCTTTCAGTATTTTCATTTTTCTTTAACATCTTTTGTAGTTCTGCTGTTGAACCTACAAATAAAGCATTTTGAATTTTTGTGTCAGCTTGTTTTGGTAATTCTTTTAAGTCTTTTAATTTTTTATTTAAATCTTGTAATTTATCAATAGTATCTCCCACTTGTCTGATACCATTTAAAGCCACTTCGTATGCTCTTGGATGTTCTCCTTCTTTTGCGACCTGTAATATGCCGTCTATTGCCTCTTGACCTTTTTTGATTAAATCATAATATGCTTCTCTTGAATAATCATGGTCATTATCTACATCATTATCTTTATCTTCTTTTCTAGGAACAATATCAGTTTTCTTCTCAACCACAGCAGGTTCAGAAGGCACATCTATTCCTAAAATTTTATTTATATCTTCGTTCATATAACTATTTAGTTATTATTTTAACACCTTTAAATGATGTTGGTAAACCTAAACTTAATCTACCATCAAATTTATTATCTTCCCATTTTTTATTTGACTTATCATTATAATGTAAAAAGACTTGAACGCAAGTATCACCTTTAAATTCATCACGCCAATGTTCTAATTCATAACCACTATAAATTAACATATCTGATGGTTCTAATTTTATTTCTATATCTTTACCTTTTTTATCTGTCAACCATATAGGCCACACATCTGTGCCACCTAAATTTAATGTAGTAGACACTTCACAAGAATATCTATCTTTGTGTTTAGCTAATGTAGCACCTCTTTCATAAACTCTTGCATAAGAATATGTTGGTGATAAATCTAACTTTGTAATTTTAGATAGTTTGGGTGTTAATGTATCTAAAATTGTTTCCATAGCTAAATCACCATAATGTGAATAAGAATTAGGACATTGTTCATCACCAGACTTACCCCAATCTATATTAAAAGGTGAAATATATTTTGTATCTTTAAAAATCCTATGTACTTGTTTTTTATTTAAGAAATAATCATGCACAAAACTTGCAACTTCAATTGGTATAGCATTTTTTACAACTTGATATCTATTTTTTTTAAACATTAATACATACCTCCCTCTTTAGAATTTAACATAAAATTAGGAACAACTCTTATATTAAAATGAATAAATCTAAATTTACCACCTCTTGATACAGCATATTCGTGAGGCAAATATGAAGGAAAGATATACATATCGCCTGGTAGAGGTTGATAGTTTACAATTTTTGTTGCTGGTGATATTACAGTTTCATCTTTTTGCGGTAATGATGTCATAGCTGCGCCAGGTCTTGGGTCATGAAATAAAGGATAAGATGAATCTTCGTTTTGTAAAAAATAAAAACCTGATAGATGACAATTTTCATGTATGTGAACTCTATGATGTCCACCACCATTTTTAGCAAACTCTTGTACCCACATTGAATCATAAAAAATAGAATGGTCAGTTAAATTATAACCCCAATTATCTAATAAATTAACAGATGTTCCAATGATGTAGTCAGCTAATGTTTTTAGTTTATGGTCATACTGAATATTTGTTGAATGATAAACTAAACCAAAATCATCACCTTTATTTTTCTTTATAGCTTCAGCGTGTCTTTCGTGTGCTTCATCAAGATAAGGTTTACAAGCCTCATTTACATTATCAACCCATTCAGGTATTGATGTAGACCAAATTGGTGTTGTAAAATATTGTGAAGTTAATTCTTCTCTTTGTTCTATTTGTTTTTTCTTTTTCATAATTAAATATATCCTGGTCCTAAATTCCATTGTACAAGTGAAAGTCTAGTGCCTTTTGTTACAGGTGTTACTCTATGCCAAGTATAACTTGGAAAAACTATAATTGAACCTCTAGGTAATCCCTCTCTTGCTTTTACATACTCACATTTATGTGGTTCACTTTTATGATGAGCAAATTCTAAAAACCCGCCCTCATAATCTTTTGGGTCAGACAATGTAACTGTTACTGATATTTTTCTAATTAAACCTTTCCATTCACCATCTCTGTAAGGTGTTTCAAAACTATCAGTATGCCAATCATAATATTGACCTTTATCATATTTTGTAAATTGAAATTTCTCTGATGTTGTAATATTAAAGTTCCAACCTGCCATTTTGTTAGCTCTGTCTACATAGGGTTTTATTTCTTTTTTAACCCACCAATCATCAATCCAAGATGTACTTGAATCTCTTTTTTCTAACACTTGGTTTAATTCTCTTTTACTTCTAGGATTTGAAGCATTACCTGTAAGTGCAATATCTGGGTTGTTTGCAAGACCTTGAGCTATGATTTCATCACATAAAAAGGGGGATAGAGCTTCTTGAAAATAATAATACAATCTTTGATATTTCATAATAAATCACTTGTTAATAATATAAAAGTATTTATAATATTCTTAAACGACTACTATTTATACATCTGAATCAGTATCAGAATCATAATTTTTACTGTCTGTAAAGTTTTCAATTGTTGTTGTAAACCCAAAATCATCATCAAAATCTGCTGTGGTTGGGTTTGGTTGTATAGTAATTCTTTCTTCTCTTGATTTATTTGTTGTATCAGTATCAGAGTACATATCAACTTGCACAGTTTTGATAGTTTTTTGAGTTTGGTCTGGACCAAATAGATATGTTTTTGCTGTAAAATTCATTGTGTAAATTACAGCTCTTCTTGTAGTAAAACTACCATCATAACTATCTTCGTAATTGATGCTATTTAATACAATTGGTACATCTCTTTTTATATCTAAATCTGGTATAATATTTACAGTTACAGTATAATCAGGTTGAAAAAAAGGAACGATTTGTTCTACGATTTGAAGACCACCTTCAGCAGTAGCTGTAAATGCATATAAACTATAATTAATATTATATGGCACAGGAGTATAATTAAAATTTAAAACCTTACCATCAATGTTTTGTTTTGCTGTTCTATATTTTTGTACCCTTGTTAATTTTCTAGAACCGTCATAAGATAGACCTGTTATTTCAAAACCTAATCTAGGTAAAGTAACTGCAAATTCTCTATCATTTAAACTTGCTTGTCCATCTAATCTTGTTAAAAACTTTTCTTTTGGTGCATATGCTAATGGTACTTTAAGTGTTTGTATAACATTGTCGCTTGAATCTTTCCTTTTAATTTGTATATTATGAGTAACAAAGGCACAGAAAATATATAAAAAATATATTTTCGTCCTCTCAATTCCTTATGGGTGTGAAAGGGTTAAAATTAG